GTCAGTTTTCAAAACTCAATGATGAACTAAACTGAATTAGAGATTAGTTTTAATCGATATGAACAATTAACAATAACTAATCATCATCTATTATAGTCAAATTACCAACAACTGTCGGTGTTGTGCTTGCTTTAACTGATCTGCCGCGTCTAGCCATATAGAGCATGTACTTCATACCCTCCAGACCAAGTCCACGTGTTAGCACCATCCCAGCTCTCTCACTACCTGAAATCTTAACGCGTTGTTTGATCATTTCGGCTGACACGTCATAAGTACGCGATGTGTTATCAAAAATAGCGGTTAGATTGACATTCTTATCCGTCAAATAACGGTGCATGTTCTTTGAACAAAAGTCGATTACGTCGGGTATAACTGAAGCTGAAAAGTCAAGAAGTTCAAGTACTGTGACCCAAGTTTGTTGGGCATTAACTCTACTACTTAACACACCAAATATGTCTTCACCACTTAAATAAGCTGGATGTGTTCCGGGTCTAGATCTAAGTAAAGCGCTCAGCCGTGCAGCTGGATTAAGCACCTTAACATTAGCATCAGCCAAACCAACTATCTTATGCACCATCCTAACACCCTCACAAGCTCCTAAGTATGGTGATTCTACGCCAGTAGTTTTATACTCTGTCAAGAAAAATTTGTACTTAAACTTGGGTCTATCATACTTACCTAACTTACCTACTGTAAATAAATTAATCAGTATAACATTATCATCCATTCTGCCAGCAACTGGCTCTTTCAAAGTTGATATCAAATCTTCAGTCAACTTTATATCCACATGTTCTGGCATGAATTTCTTTATATCATTAAAAGTATCAGCTACCAAGTCATTATCTACGATGATCCCATTCCTGCGTCTGAAATGTATACGCCAAAGTGGTGATACCAGTGGCTCATTTTTAACGATTTCATCCTCACGCACTTGACGTAAGATTTGTCGTCTAAAGGCCTCTGTACCATTACGTTCGCGTAACGTGGCAAATAATCTATTTATGGTATCAAATTTATCCTTATCGTAATCATGCATGTATCTAGCCATACCCCGTAACTCTGGAGCAGATGGACACATTTCAGGTCCACCAACTGCACTAATTAGCTTAACAGTCGGTATAAAGTTAAGATATCCCATTTTAACGCCTTCAATTAATATGATATCTCTCATGAATAACTCCATTAATGGTCCTGTCGTAGCAAACCTCGTTAACATGGACATGAATATATCATAAATAGTAGTTAGTTTGTCTACGTACTTCATCTCTCTAAATGAGATCTTTTCTGACACGAGCGAATCTAGAAATACATCTTGTGTAATGTATCCTTTAATAACCCATATCTTAATGTGTTCTCCCTTTATATTACCAGCAACAGATCGTTTACCTGATATGACGAGGTGATTTTCAGCTGCAACATCAACGGCACAGTCAATGAACCGCTTTAAGTCTAACTTCGTAACTGGTTTACCATCTGTCATCACTAATATTACGTATTTATCGTCACCTACAATATTCTCGTGAACTAAATCCATTTTTCTAACATACTTAGAGTTATACCGTTTGAGAGTTAACGTCGTATGAGCTTTATTCGGATCAGTATTACGTAGTTGGGTTGTCAACTCACCAGATTTTACACCTGCAGCCTCAGCTACTATACCCACGCTTTCATATTCTAATGGCGTCTCGTAATTCTTAGCTGTAATGTCACAAAATTTATTTGGCGATACTTTCGTTAAGTCAACAATCTCAGCATCGTCATAATTTGAGCCCTTTGGATACAAACTTGCATATTTGCGTAATCCTTCAGCATGAGCTTTTGAGATGTCGCCATGTAAACTAGAATCATATTGTGAGAAATCGAGAGCAACAGCGGCATATTTTGTTGATCCACTTAAAGCTGCCATCATTGGAGCCATAACTACATGCGGCAATGCACCTTCATAAGTTGTTCCTATTCTACCAGAAACGGACAAAGCTGGCATATTTGGTATCCTACTAGATAACAAACGAACAGCAGAAAGCGAAGATAACAGCATTGAAAAATAGGTTGAACCGTAATTAGGTGTTATTATACGTTTATCACGCGTACCACGCACTAACCTAGAGCCCATTTTAACACGGCACTTTAACATATCATCAGATGCATAAATGAAGTCCTCTGGGTGCGTCAGAATCGTGGCGCTTTTCGATTTCAAAGTAGTTGCAACTTCGGTAATTATACGGTACTTACCGTCCACAGTTTTAACCACCTTATCGGACTTTGAATCTAAATCGTCGTCAGTGAAGAACGGCGAATTATAACGTATTCTAGCTTTTATTTTATGGTGATTAAAGGTGCTACTTGCTGATGAAGTTCCACCTTTCATTAACACATCAAGTCTGTATTGTGGTTCAACAAAATCACCCATTTGCAGAGCTGACTTATACGTTAGAAAGACCTCATTTACTACCTCATCGTAAAACTCTTTCGTCACGTTCGGCCCCATGTCACGTGTCCCAGTAAACTGCTTCACCACAGCAGAATTACCATGCGAACCCGTATAACCACATAAACCAAGTACCATACGATTCAAGAAGCCTAATTTACAATTAACCCTATTAATAGGAAATCTAACTGCACGTTGAAGTAAGTCTGCATTTTTACTAAGACCGTAATCACGAAGGGTCTGCAGTGAAGCCTCAAATGATTCACCGTCAATCAAGTTGATACGGGAATCAGAGTCAGTTATCCCCGTCCCCTCTCTCATTCTAAAACTAGTTGACTCGACCCCAACCATTGAGATGTTCAATGCAGGTGAATCCGTCCTCGCAAACACATGTTGATTTAGATCGCCAAATGCACCTCTAAGCCGATATGAATTATATATTGGATCACGAATTATATTTTCAAACGCTTCAAGCATACACTCCTTAAAGATATCATTTCCAACCATGTCATATTTCAATGCTGCACGTTGAGCAGCTATCATCATCTCGAAGCGTTTATGAGCTAATAGACTTTTGTCACACTCTATAACTCTACCATTATATGAGAAGAAGTCTTCAGCTCCGATAAAATACTTCAACCAAATCCGTGTGTATGGATCGTCCATATCTATTCTAGTCGCAGCATATTGAAATATACTTGTATAGAGATAGAAAGGTGCTTCATCGTTGATCCTACGCATGCAAGCTTTTCTAACATTAAAGACGACACCAGAAGGCAGTTGAATTGACTCAGGTATAGTACTGATGTCCCAACCACGTAATATTGCTGGATCAGGTATACCGTTATCATCCTTCATATATATCTCAACACTACATTCCTTAAGAACATAGTAGTTAAGGAAACCATTCTCACGGGTTGGATGTTTTATGTTATATTCAAATTTTGGATCATACTTAGGTAAATCAGCTTTCTCTATCTCCAATCCGTTATCGATAGCGCGTTGTATCTTAACACATAGTTGATACCAACCATTATCATACTCAACACATCTTAATAGTCGTTCATCTTTTAACTTACTTAAATCAATTTGCGGTCTGAACAACTTGTTAATTAGTGTACCAAGAAATATCTTATCACCAGATTCAGTTATCTTAAAGACGTTTGTCCTATAAGAGTTGGGTAACTTACCCTCTCCAAGTACAAACTCAGCAGTTTCAGTTCCATATAACTCATCATAAACGGACAATTGTTGTTTCTCCCATTTATCAATAGTCTTCAAATCATCGATTAAACAGTTCTCAAATTCTAAGTCTAGCATCCTACCATCATAAATGAATTTTCTAC